CCGCTAGGCGCTACTAGCTTATTCATCACCACATAATTAGGGTCAATGTCATATCCGTGCTCACGTGATTCGACTATGTTCACATTACCGAATTTGACCCTTATTCCATAGTGGTCTGATAATCCACCCGGGATATAAGTGGCTGTGCCTGGGAACAGGGACTTTCGTATACCAGTACCCAATATGGCGCTGACAATAGCATCAGACCGCAAATCTGCGCGGATCTCAGCATCGTCTGGTTGCATGAGCTTGCGGTGCAGGTCATACACATCAAGTGCATTGTTCCTAGACATAAACTCACCCCAGTACCATGCCGTGTTACACAGCATGCTAGGCGCTATCAAATCAGACTGGATGGAGTTGGTTGAGTCTTTGTAGTCCTCTAGTGCTGTAGCAGTCAGACTGACGGCCTCACCATCCAGGAAGCACTGAAAGACCGCCCGCTTCAGGCCCAGTGCAGGCAATACAAGTCTCCGGGGTACGTAGGTCCACCAGTGGGACTCTACTGTCTCCGTTGATGGTTGGCACACCCAGTATTTCAACAAGTTCTTAGCTGCTAGTGATTCTTCGTACCAGCGGTGGCTTTTCACAAGTTTGTTATATGGGGATAGTATTTGTGTCGGTGCTACCGCTTTGTTTATACTACCAATGCGCCCAAGATACACGCCACGAATACTATCATGCTCCAGACCAAACTGTAGGTCTTGATCTATCAAGAAGGGTGAGCACCTGAGGTTGCCATGCAAACACCAATCTAGTAAAGCAGACTCTTCTTCAGTGAGGTTAGTCATGTTCAGATGGCCTTTCCACGCCGATAATGATTCTATTAGTGCGTCGGTATCTTGTAGGCCTGGCTTCTCTGCTTTGATGTACATAGAATTATGTATAGCCCAGTTAAACTTGTCGTGACGCAAGTAACGTCCTCTAACAAAGCCAAAGTGGTCACCAAAGTGTGTACCGCTCGTGCTGTGCCCGTCATTGTAACTATACATATTCCAAACCTTCAGCCTCATCTCCAGCATGGGTTCTTCAGTCCTGTGCAACCATAGTGAAGCCGCATCTACCAAGTACATCATCCTGTGGTCGTTTGCAGCACAACCGAC